ACAACGCCCCATAGACCGAGGGCAGCACCTGATAGAGATTCGACTTGGCGAAGATATCCCTCATGCCGGTCTCTACGTCATAGAGCCACTTCTTGAACTTGCCGTGCTCCTGCATGTCGGGATCAACTGTGCCGATCTTGAACCATGGACGGGCGGGAGAGGTCATGCCAGCCATAAGCCCGGAGCGCAGCGTTCTACTGGCCAGCGTCGCCGAGGGATTGATGATCCTCTGGTTCGCCTTATTGCCCTTCGAGCTGTCGACCGTCGTGTTGATGCGGACTGACCGTGGACGGATAAAATCGGCTATCTCCTGCCAATGAGGAAGGAACGAAGTTCTCTCCTGCTCCATGGAGTTGAACCTTCGCTGGAAGTGATCCCTTACGAGCCAACTGTTCGACGGGCTGTCTGGTCGTGCTTCTGCCATTTAATTCACCCTTGCAGAGTTAAGCCCCACGTTTCCGGGAGCTATTTGAATCCCTGTAGTCGCCTGGATGTAGAGGCCTTCAAGTTGTTTGTCCTTCACAGGATAATAGAAGCCGTAATCCTTGAGGACGACGAAGGCTGGCTTGCCGGGCAACCACTCTAATCCCATCATGCCCTCATTCGGGTTTTGGGGATTCTTCATAAGTTGGAATCTCATGGGGCCGTTGAGACGTAGCTTGCCGCCCTGCTCTTCGAGCTTCCCCATCAAGGTCGATCCTTGAACGAGTACCATCACTAAGTTATCAACCATTTTCTGTTCCTTTCTACGACCCTAAGAGGCTGGTCGGTTTATTCTTATCCGGGGCCGTGATGCCCTCCGGACTTGTCAATAACGTGCTGGATGCTGCTACTCTCTTGCGTCTGTCATTGTCGGTCATCACCGCCTGCACCGCCGCCGTGTTCTGATCCGGGATCGGCGCCGGAGGAGGTGGAGCCGCTGGTCCGCCGCCGAAACAGCCGCGTTGATTCTTTAAGGGCTTGAGCAGATTCATTGTGTCACTCCTGTGAAGATATCCCTCATCCCGGTCTCGACATCATAGAGCCACTTCTTGAACTTGCCGTGATCTGCCATGTCAGGATCAACCGTGCCGATCTTGAACCATGGCCGTGCAGGGGAGGTCATGCCAGCCATAAGGCCGGATCGTAGCGTCCTGCTGGCCAGCGTCGCCGAGGGATTAAGGTAAGTTATTGAAAGGATCGTAGTCACTGTGGACATTCGATTGATCAGCCTCTAACCCGTGTCCGCCTCGTTGCTTCGGGCTGACCGGATACGCAAAGGAAAGTATCCACGCATCGAACTTTCCGGGGGACCTGCCGAGCCTCTTCTTGATTTCCTTCTTGGATTCAAGCTGGATCTTGCCGTCCGTCCTCGGTACGGTCTCAGGGCAGAGAATATCCTCATAAAGCTCCTTGTCGTCGGGAATAGCACCGCCGTCCTTGAGCCATCGTTTAGCTTCCGTGGCCATCTCGGCGCGCTTATTCAGACAGCCAAGGTTTGCAGACTTCTCTGCGAACCATACGATCTGCCATGACTTCCCCCAGGTACGGCCTGCGGAGATGATCCCGGTCCCGAATCCGCCATCGATGAACACCGCATCGGCGTCCTCGTCCTTCTCGATCTGGCTGACCAGGTTGGCCATCTGGATGTCGTTGTCGTTCTTTGGAATAGTGCGGAGAATACGGAAAGACAGCCCCTGCCTCATACCAATCTCCATCATGTCGTCGCCTTCCCATGCAGGGTCAACCGTGATGATCTTTGGAGCGAAGTTGTATTGCTCCGGCCTGAGGGACTTCCCCAGGGCCGCGTCAACATCCTCGACGGAATAGAACTGCTTGGCAGAGATGGACGGGAACATGCCACGGACACGGACCTTCACAAAGTCAGAATCCAGACCGTAGTCCTCAATCCATTTGTCAATCTGCTTCTTGTCTGTAAGCCTGACGCTCCGGCTGTCGATCTGCTTATGAATCCATCGGCGCTTCAGCTTACCAAAGCAATCCTTGAATCGTCCCTGGTTCTGTGTCGGGTTCCCAAAGACCGCCCAGATGATCTCAGTGTCGGCATCAGTCAAGGCCCCCTCAGAAACTTCCCATATCTTGTCGGGGATCACGGATCCTTCATCAAAGATCAAGACAACACGTTTGCCGATGTTATGCAGTCCAGCGAAAGCCTCTGTGTTATTGATCGACCACGGGACCATATCCATCCGCCAGGTACGCTCGTAGTTGGGATCAGAGGAGTAGATTGCCGTAGCGGTGAGGGTGAACCATTGATTCGCAATGAAAAGTCTATGCCACTTGGCCAGTTCAGCCCAGGTCTTTGTCTTAAGCTGGGTCTCGGTGTTGGCCGTCACAACGCCCCGGGTGTCCGTCATGGTGCTTAAAGCCCACAGGATCAACCAGGAGACGAGCGCCGATTTCCCGATGCCATGACCAGAGGCTGTTGCTATTTGTATCGCCTCGTTAGCCGTGAGGAGTTCTGAGCCTATCGCCTTGAGCAAGTCTATCTGCCAATCCTCCGGGCCGGAGAAGTTCTTCAGCTCGCCACTACCCCATGGAAAGGCATACAGCACGAAGCCGTAGGGGTCTTTAGCGAACCCCGCCAGGTCCTTGGCCATCTCAAGTTGATAATCAATCGCTTGGCTTTGCATTCGCCCTCTCACGCGCTGCATTCAATACGTCGGCAAGGTTCACGGTCCCGGATAGTTTGATCTCTTTGGGCTTCTTGATGCCGATGATCTCCACCCCGAGCCGGAGCGAGTCCATCTTGTCGTGAAGCTCAAACTCGACAATCGAGGTCTTGTAAATCTTCTCGCCATCCTTGGATTCGGTGATGATGGTTTTCTCTCTGACCTTCTTAATGGCCCTGGATTTGTTCTTCTTGAGTGTGTCGAGGGGGAGCACCTGCAGCGCGCCGCCCTCATCAACAATCACATAGTCCTGGATGTCAGAGAAGCCGATAAGGGCAAGCTCCTTCGCGATACGAGGGACCTTCCAACCAGCCTTCTCAAACTGACGACGGGTCTCACATATAACCTCCTTGGTGATTTGTTCGTTTTCTTGAGGGGTAAGTAGTGACATGTTGGCTATATGATATTATAGCCTTTTTTGAATTGCAAGATGACACGCTAGTGACAAATGGGTGACAAATGCAGATTTTATGACTTTTCGAGGATTATTTCTGACTGTTTTATTTTCTGCTGCAGTATTTCTTTTTCGAGGATAAACGGCTGGCCCTCTGGAGTATATCGCAACAAGAGGGTCCCAGCCTTCTTCCTACGCTGGACACTACGCCATGAAGAGCATATGCCCAGCCTCGTTAAGCATCTCAATATCTCACTTCTTCCGAAGTACATGGCGTCAGTCATTGACCTTCACCAACCGGACGTTAACTGGTTCGCCCTTCTTATCGAATTCACACACAACCCGAAGATATCTCCCTTCGGACAGGCCGATCCCATAAAGGGCTGAAACATCTACATCAAAGTCTCTTGGCTCTCCCTTGAGATTGGTAACGGTCAAAGTTATTACGGTCATTATTCCTCCGGCAATAGGATTTTAATCTCTTGCGTTGTCTTGTCCGGTCTTGTCGCGCCCAGACACACCAAACCAAAAGCCACCTCGTCGCGACCCATCTCACTATGCATTATCTAAAGGCCTCCAACGTCTTGACGTATGGAAGCTGTTCTTGAGTCTCCTGCACTTTTTGTTCTATCTTTTTAATACTGCTCCCTTTTGATATCATTGCCATAACACCCAACACAGAAGCATAAGTGTTGAGTCGAATTTTTTCCTCGTTAGGTAATGTGGAAAGATCGGCTATACAAGAAATCCGCTTAATTGATCTCCGTGATGTACGCTTGATGTGGCCGATTGAGAAAGCAGCCGTGTTAATTATCTCTTTACTGTCTAAGCATTTAAGCCCCTCGTTGATTATAACGCCGAAGGTTTTTCCATCTTCACGCTCCACTATGATCCTCGCCGTGTTCATATAGCCGCGCCCTTCCTTCTGGACATCACGACCAATAATCTTATTAAGTTCCGAGTATTTTACGAAATCACCTATCTCCATTTGCGAGAGCCTTTGATATAATAACCTTGTGTCGACACTTGCCTCTCTGATACTTTTCTTTTCCATTCGCCCCTCCTTTAAATTATTATCTTGCCTTGTCTTGTCGCGTCCTGTCGCGTCTGTCCACGCCTTGTCGCGTCTATCCCCGTCTTGCCCGGCCCGGTCGCGCCACGCCTGGTCGCATCAAGTCTGGCCCCAGTTACATTATCCCCAAACAATCTCATTGACCTTGAACCGCCCATAAAAGCCATTATTGCGAGGCCGGAATCTTCCAACCCCTATAAATTTACCTGCTTCCTCAAGATGCTCATGCAAAACATCCTGTGTTATGGTTTCGTCAAGTATGTAAAACGTGACGGCGCCTTTCCACTTCGGTATTACCGGGAAACATTTAGGGACTCGTTTTGATCCACCACGTTTCCCATCTGATGGCACAAAAAACCATTCTCCAGCAACATCGTCTTTTTTAACCGGCAAGACGATGCCCTCTGTGACCATAACCCCCGCTTCAAAATGCTTCGTATATGTTGATTTTCCTTTTCCGGGTATTTGGATAGATAAATATTTTGCCGCTTCGGATACACAATTTTTAAATGCCATTGGGGGCATAAAAACAAAGCCGTCTCCATTTACGTGGAGTCTCTCACGCCATGTTCTTACCTCGTAATCTTTTGGTAATTCTTTTTGCAACCTATCAATTTCATAATGCTTTGATTGGCTATAAGGACTAATGCTTTCCAACTCACAAATCGCTTCTTTCATTTTTCTCCTCCTGTTTTTAAAAGTTTAAATATCATCACCCCACACTTTGAGCAGACCTTGGTCATCTTCCCAACCCCTTTGTAATCAAATATAACGTAAACCCAATCAAGGCGAAAAGCCCAAGCATCACAATTGCCGTTGATAAATCGCTCATCTCTCTCCCCCTCTCTTTCGTAAGAGCTTTTTATACTCCTTTAAAGCATCCGCCATTTCCTCAATCACCCTATCTGACCTTTCTCTTTTATTGTCAATAATGTCCTGGTAATAACGCATAAAATACCTATCTTTTGATTTTATCGGCAGCCGGTCAATGTCGTCGCTCATCTCTCCCCTCCTATGGAGTTGAATGTTGTCGGTTTGGAGATATAAATGAGTTTTTTTTCATCAAGCAATATCTGTCGATCTCCAATCCTTTTACATATATTTCCTTGTATTTCATGGTTCCATCCCCCACATTTAGCGGCCTTCTCGTCTCTTTTGTTTCGTAATACCGCCGTAAAGATACCGCTACAATCAGGACATTTTAATTTCTTCCAGTATGTTCTGAATTCACTCATCTCTTTCCTCCTATTGCAACTCGCAATATCCTGTCCACTTGTCACACCTCCAAACGCCACCCTGTTTCTCCGAATAAACGAACGTCCACCTCAGCAGCGCGTTATAGAACACCACGCAGACCAGGATGATCACGACCGTCACGCCTATATACTTGAGTATCTTCTTCATGGGGTTACCTCTTCTTTCTTGAAGTCGGGAAACTTGTCACAGCCGAGCCTGTAATACGCCTGCCGGCAATGCTCAATGATTTCCTCGACTGTTTCATTTGGGTATTTCTCGGGATAGATAATGCTAATCGTCGGCTTTCTTTTCATCTTCGTTACTCCTTTCGGTAAGCCACCATCCTTTTTTCTCAAGATAAACCATTTCTTTCATAACGCCAGTTCGCCGGTGAAATTCCACCCTTGCCTCTGCATAATTCGGCATTACTTCCGTCTTTCGTGCGATCATGATCACGCTGTCTGATTCCTGGGCAACAAAAGATGAATCCCGGATTTTCTCGTAACCAAGCCCCTCGCTTCCTTCCTTCGGCTGTTGGGTATGGCAGAGCAGGAAAATCACTATCTCGTTCTGGATGGCGATCATTTTAAGCTTTCTAATCACCTGCCCAATATCCAAGGAAGCGTTTCGGGACCGACCGAGATCGAATAGGAAATGTAGGTGGTCGATAAATACCGCCCTGGTGTTGAATTTTTGAAGCGACTCAAGTATCCGTTCTTCTACCCAATCCATAGCATGGGCCTTTAATTCAGTCGGCATGAACAGATGAGGCACAAACGGAAATTGCTTTATGAATTGCCGTGTTGGGACCTCATAGGAAAACCATAACGGGAAGTGCCTTTGCTCTATAAAAGATGCCGTTAAAGTCTGAGCCAGGAGCGTCTTGCCGTTTTTAGTATATCCTGAAATAGTTATCAACTCCCCGTCCCTGAACCCACCCATGGCTTTATCAAGGGTAGGGAGACCAGATTTTAGGTTGATTAAACAGTCCGGCTCGTTCGCAAACTTCAACGCCAGTTCCGACGCTGGCACGACCCGGTCCGGTCCTTCGTAATTCGCTAAGTCTTTTTTCATGTCTAAATTGATCCCCCCTTAATCCTGCTATCATTTCCATGTCATATCTTATAAAGTAGTCACTCCATTGCTTCATTAAATCTCCTGAAAATCTCATTTTAAGGCGGTTCATCTCGCCTATATCTGAATAATAATACTCAATCTCTTTTGATATATCTTCGCTGATTGCTTTTGTTAATTCCATGTCTTGTCCTTTTTGACAACTCCAACGTCATCCGCCCACCGGCCCTGGTTAATCCAAGTTGCCGGGAATGGTATATATTTCCCTTTTTCTTTTTGCCAATCTTCCGTAAGTGTTTGATTTTTTATAGCATCAAGTAATATTTCAATGGCTGGCATATCTCCGTTTCTTTTATTCCATGCTTTCCATGCTTCGTCTTTTGCTTTCTTTTTTGGATAGGCTTGATAAAAAGCTTCAAAGTCGAGCGCATAAGTCTTTTTATCTTTTTTAGGGTTAGGGTTAGGGTTAGGGTTAGGAGGCTTTACAACGGGTTCACCGTGGTTAAGCTCCGGTAAAGCTACGGCTTTCTGTGGACGGCCTCCTAATTTTCCCTTATCTGATTGTGTTTTCCGATACTTAACTTGCTTGTCCTTTTCTTGCTTTAGGCGGCGTGACGTGATTCTTCCGTTTTTCTCAGTAAAACATAAAAATATTTCTTCGCGTAGTTTCATCCACTTTTCTAAATTTATTTCAAGAATTTTCGCGATGGTCGCATCGTCGGAAGGCATGGAATACTGGGTATCGTAGTCCCATATGTTCATCAAGAGCAAGGCGTAGTAGGCTTTAGCGTCCGGCGACATTATCCTAACCTTCGGATCTCCGTAAAAATCTGATGGATACATCGGGAAACAAGGCGACTTATTCATATATAATCTTCACCAACGAAAAAAGCCCCAGTGAGCGCGAGGATGACGGTGAGATCATCTTTTTCTCAAAGGGGCTTCTATTCGCTGGTTTTATTTTATTCAATCTCACTTTTACATCCTCGCAATTCCCTTATACGCCCGGCTTTTCGTAAAGTCAAGGGGATTTTCATCTTATTAAGAACCTGTCCTGAAGCCCGAGCTTCTCAATAACCGTGTCGATGTCCTTTGCCATAAACGCCAGCCCGCCGGCCTCGTTTATCCTCTTTAGAAATTCAATCTGATGGTCGCTGAGGTATCCCTTTGGAGCCTTGACTTCGATCGCTATCATTCGGCCTTTGTAGCAGCCGACGATGTCGGGGACGCCAGGGGCAGATCCCAGTCCTCCATGGTTCTTGTAATGGAATATCCCGGCGGCATTAAGTAAAGACCGTATGGACCTGGTCAAGAGGGCTTCTGGGGTAGGTGACCGGCGCCTCATTTCTCCCCCAGCGCGGCATTGACCTTTTTCTTAACATCATCAGGCGTGTAGATATCATAACGCGCCTGTACCCACTCCAACGCATCCGTCAGTTCCTTGATGCGGGCTTCCAATGCAAGAAACGTCGTGGTTGACGAGTTGATGTCATTCACAAGAATAACCTTCTCCGCTTCGAGTTCCTGTACCTTCTGCACTAATCCGTAATGCTTATCCAACAACCACGATGTCTTCCATGCTTTCAACCTCTCATTCTCCGCTTCGAGTTCCTTGCGTTTTTCATACTCAAATTTATAATCCCCCTCACATCCTTTTAACTCTACCTTCAACCCCTCATTCTCCACCTTCAGGGCTTGGTTTCTATTGCCTAATGATTCAATGACGGAATAACTATTAGAAATATCCGCTTCGAGTTCCTTGACCTTTCCCAATGCCTCCGAGTATTTCTGGGGGATATGGTAAGCCTTTGATCCTGCCTCTTCCAGCCCCCGTATCCTCTCGTCGCGCTCGGCGAGTGCGGACTGCAACTCGGCGATCTCGGCTTTAAGGTCACAGATATTCACACCATATTTGAGGTATTGCTCAATATTGGCAAGTGCGTCGGAGTATAGGACGTAATCGCCATTTTGGGATGTCCGTATGCCTACATAAGTTTCATCTTTGGCTAATTCATATCTCTGCATCCCTCACCTCCAACCAGTGTTTTTTGTGAAGATTTCTATGACATTCATACCATCTGCATCTTCTTTAATATATTCCCATCGTTTCTTATAAATATCTTCCATTGTTTTTCTCCTCAATCCATTGTCCACAGAGTTCGTTGAAGTTCTCCATGAGGTAGTAAGCAAATTTTCCTAACCCAACTTTTATAATAGAATGTGGGTATCTGCCGTAGATTGATTGTATAAACTCTTCCCAATCCCCCTTCTCGTCCATCTTCCTTCTGAGAGCGTCTGCGTCGTCGGGAGTGTTAAAATCTCTTCTGCGAAAAGAATGAGTTTCGCCCAAATAATTTATCAAAGCATCCTTTTTTGTATCAGTCAGTGCCTTCCTCGTTGATTCGTTCATTTGAAAACATCCTCCAATCTTATGTGCTTATAATACAATTTACCCTTGAACAATCTCATGGGATTCCACCACTTACGGACTCCGTGTTTTGTTATGCCCGTTCCGTATCGTAATGTGTCTCGAATCCACCGTTGTTTCATCGTTTCACCCCCCTTCCTGCGGGGTTGCTTTCCTCTTTCTCGTGTGCTTCTTCGGCAACCTGTGTAACGCATAGCCCCATCTATAAAGCAACCGGGCGAGGATGGATTTGCGACGCTTGGGGGTAGGTTTTAAGGTGTAGCCGTTCATGCGACTGCCCTCCTTCCGGCCATAACAACGTCCTCTGCATAGATTCTGATGCCTGGGATTTTAGCCTGGTCTTTCAGCGCCCGGACGACGGCGCCGATCTTGATTAAATCTACTGACAGATATTCGCGTGGAATTTTGGCCTCGTCATCAATCTTGAATGTCCAGCGTTTTGACATGGACACGCCCTGAACCTTCGGGACGGCCTTCGGAACGATGACCGGAGCAACATAGACGGGCTCGTTCAGGATGGTTTCCTGCTCTTCTACCGGGGCGGCTATGGCCTCAGCCAGTTTACGGTCGATTTCCTCTTTTCTGGCGATCTCCTGTAGCCGCCTTTCCTCGGCTTGGCGGACACGTTCCTGCTCGGCGTTCCATGTGGAGATCCGGGGCTTGATGATTCCCTCGGCCTCTACCAGGGGAGCATCGGCGCGTTTCTTTTGCGCCACAGCCTCCTTATGAGTCTCAAATGCTTTCTTACAAATGGGATCAAAGAAGGAATCGATCTCTTTTCTTAGGTCTTTGATGACCAGGAGAATTTCCCCGGCCTTCACATAATCATCATGTGATTTGATGACGATAACCTTTGCCTGTTCCGGCAAGGTCAATGCTCTTTCTTGAATTTCGTTCTGGTCCATATCATTTCCTCCCGTTATTTTTCCATTGCCATACCGCCAGGGCTGCAAGGAAAATCCCCCTGTCCTGGCGGCTGGTGAATGATGTCAATTTGTATTTCCCCGTATCCATGAGCTGCAAGGCGAACCGTTTAAGCGGCCTCCCTGCCAAAACCTCATATCCTGCCAACTGTAAGGCCGTGGCTCGGTAGATTGCCCCACTCTTAGCGTCCACAACGGCCTCACAGCCATTTAAAACTCCAATGTAGTCTGGTGTGCCTGCGAATTGATGAACGATACTGTAAAGGGGCGCCTCGGTAGCCGTAGGCGCAAATTTAGTATCCACCTCAAACTGTTTCCATGCGTCCAGGTAAGGCATTAAAATAGGGTCAAGGTTTTCCTCGTCCAATTCCCCGGATAGATGCAATTCGACAACCCGATGAACCATACGGCCACGGGTCCGGCTCCATTCGTCAAACCATGTTGTGTCGATCAATCCCATATCGGCCAGGATTTGAGTTACCGACGGGACCGGATGGCCGGCCATCGTGTAAATATGATTTGCAGCGTCAAAAGTCAGCATCAGGCTGTAAAGCCTTAATCTGGCCCAGGGCATCCATCCCAGGGCATCCGGTTCCGTCCAGAGATCCCATCGCCGCATCCTCCTCCGGCACATTCAATGTGAGCTCTTTAATGTCGTTCCCAAATTTCCCGGTCACAAACCCGATGTTGACAGACACGCCGCTTGCATGGGCGTTTTTCGCGTTCTCGGCAATGGTGGTGTCAAAGGTGACGTAATCCACGGCGTTGGTGTCTGTAATGATGAAGCGCTTATACTTTTTGCCGTTCTTCTCACCTTCTTTAGCAGCCAGGTTCTGAATAAGGGCGGTCACGGTCTGGGTTGGTTTTGTGGCAGCCTCTTTCTTTTGGGGTTCTTTCATTGGTTTTGTGGCAGCCTCTTTCTTTTGGGGTTCTTTCAAGGGTGGTTTTTCTTCGTGCTTTCCTCCGAGAAGTTCCGGGGGCATATCCTCAATGTCCTGGGTGAAGATGTCGCTGGCCGCGGTGACGGTCAGGGCTGCATCTACTAAGGCGCGTTTCTTTGCCATCTTTAAGATGGTGTTGGCAATGTCTGCGGGTTCTGTCCGAATCTGGTCGATCTTGTAGGCTGGTTTGTCGCCGTATCCTTTTTTCCATTTTAACCGCTTACGATCCTCCGGGGTGGCCTCATACTCTTCCGGGCAGACCGTCGCGCGCCATTTATACTTTTCTTCGTCGCTGCTGGCCTCTCCCAACCCAGACCCCAGGAAACGGCCTTCCCGGTCACATATCCGGCAGGTCACGCGGTATCTCATAGCGTCACCTGTCGATAAATCTTCGACAATGGGGTCTGGTGAAAGATGAAATGTCAGCATGAGCTTTTCCGCTCCCGGCTTCAGTAGAGTCGGCTTCGTTCCGGCTCCGGGGATAACTCCATAATGTTGGCCGTTCTGCATGACAGATTTCATCACGTCCTGAATTAAATTGACTTGCGCCCTGACTTGAACTGCTGTCAATGCGCCCCCTTCATACCTCATAACTTCGTTTTCCATAATTCCCCCTTCTCTTAAAAGTTGTTTAATGTCTGTCAATCCCCTTCAGTATTGATAAGTATTTCGATTTCTGCGGCCTCCTGTAGGATTAGTTTTGCTATTTCCTCATCTCCATTGCCTGGTTCAAATTCTGCATTCTCAATAAAATCCACCATCCACCGGTACAAATCGTCGCGCTTAGTAAGTATTTCGTTGGTCATCATTCCCTCCCCTTCAAAGTGTATTCAAATAGTCCATCGTGGATCCTCGTTGCTTTGATATCCATCAGGTGCGGCCTCAGGACTTTCCTGATGTCGGACGCTCTGCCAGTCGAGTTAAATATTCCCATGTCTCTGACTATTTCTGCATTCGTAACACTTCCCATCAGTAACCTTTCATAGAGGCGATAATTCTGACTCCCCGCCGTGAAAAGGTCTCCGGGGCGTGGCATTGAAAACATTAGTTCAGTTTGCATCATAGAAGTATCCCCTGCCTAAGCCTTTCAATGGCGATATCGCAGTATTTCTGCTCAATCTCAATACCGCCCCTTGACAAAGTATTTTTAATGATTAAATTAGCTCTATGCCAAGATTTAAAAACGAAATTCATTCTATTGAAAAAACGTGTCCTACTTGCGGAAATACTTTTAAGTCTTTTCAAAGCCTTAACCGCATTTATTGTTCTTCTGCGTGTTATCATCAGGGAGGAAACAAGCACTGTAAGCCAGAGAATAAACTTACAAAAAAGTGTGACTATTGCGGAAAGGAAGTTACCCGGCCAGCCAGCAATTTCCATGCTGAAAAAACCTTTTGTGATTACGATTGCATGGCTCAATGGCAGTCCGAAAATAACAGGCAAGAAAATCATCCAAGGTGGAACGGAGGAAATCGAAACGCAAGGGGTTGTGGATGGAAGTCTGCTCGAATTGAAGCCAGACGACGATCCAAGGGAAAGTGTAAAATTTGTAAGATTCAAGCCAATACCGTCCATCATAAAATTCCTGTAAGATGTTTTGCTAATCCTTCCGATGCTCATCATCAATCAAACTTAATTGTGTTGTGTGATTCCTGCCATCCAAAGATGGAGAAGGTTTTTCGTGATACGATGCCTCTCTTGGATTTGATCCACTGGAAAAATCAAAACAATTCTGCTTAAGGCGTTCTACTGCGATCCGGCAATAATCCTCGCAAATCTCAATCCCAATGGCTTTGCGTCCTAATTGTTTAGCGGCTACTAAGGTTGTTCCTGAACCCATGAAGGGGTCGAGGACATTTCCGTCATGTAACGATAACAACCATTTAAAGAGTTTTAATGGTTTTGGACACGGATGGTCATTGCCTTTGTCGTGGTTCACGCAATCTGGAAGAGTAATCGCGTCATTTGCTACCCGCCACTCATTCCCATATAGGAAAATCGGCTCCCAAATAGACCAACCACCGACAGCGTTTCTTCGTGTGCTACCCGGTTTATGCCAACAAAGAACCCACTTAAAGTCAGGAACCTTTTTCATTTGTTTCATGCTCATAAAAAGAGCCATCGGGAAACGTGATGCAAGATTATTCATTACAGGGACCACCGTCTTGTCAAAATTTTCAGGAGTATCTTCGATAGATTCATATTTAAAACCAACGCCATAAATTGGATCGGTCAGCACCAAGTCCACCGTCTCAAGGTGCGGCAGGATGTCCCTGCAATCTCCGTGGTAGATGGTAATCCCGTCCTCTTGGTAATATGGTTTCACTTCCCTCTCCTTTTTAAAGGGTTCCGGGCGTTCATCCGCGCCCGGTTCCCTCTCGCCCCTACACCGACGTAGAGGTCACTTTACCGATACGTTGAAAGTGTCTTTTCAAGCCCCTTGATAACTCCGGCATGGATTCCTTCCAGCAGGCCGATCACCAGCGCTACGGGAATCAGCAGCACGTTGCCGACGAGCCGTAGAAAGTCCGTGTAAATACTCGGCACGAATGACCACTCCTGGTTAAGCGACTTCGATATTTTCTTGTTGATGCGCTTGGCCTTGATCGCCTTGCTGTCCACCAGCATCGGCTTTGTTTTTAGTTCTTGATTCATTGTTTTCTCCCTTCCTTTTGAGTTAAAATATCCAGTTTAAGAATCTGTAAATCGGCACAGACATCACCCCGATCACTTTAATCGGCGTATTCACATTTATGAATGTGATTCATGCTGGCTTTGATTTTTAACAACACTGTTTCTGCCATTAAATATTGACTCTTTTTTACGCTTGGGACGGCCTGGCACGGGACGGAATATGAATTATCGTAATATTCTAAATGACCATGGCCAATGTAGAAGGGGTTTAAGCCGCGCTTGATCCAGATACAAGTTTCCACCCGGCATGTATTGTTTAGATATGAAGATACCGTTACGGTTTGCTCAATGTCTGGCTCTCGGAAACCACATCCAATAATCGCCCCGATCACCAGCCATAAGGCCATCGGTAAGATGATCCACCAGATCCACCTTCGCATCCAGCAATCGACTTTTGGGATTATCTCCTCATTACGGTCTGCCATTTTGACAAGGTATCGTTTCATTTCGCTACCCCTTTCTTGATGGTGATAATCAGATCATATGGAATGCAGTTAAGGGCTTTTGCCAACTTCGGGGCGTAGCTCTTTGATCCGTCCGTCATAATGTAATTCATCATCTGACGGGACACGCCCATCTTTTTAGCGAGGTCGGTATAGTTTAATTTCAGGATTGCCATCTTGGACTCGACCCGCTTTCTTGATATTCGGTATTTTATCATGGTGGTCTCCTTTCGTTGAAGGCAGAATAACATATATAAAGGTATTGTCAAGCTTTATTATTAAAAAAGATTATGAAGGAAATCGGCGGGTTATGCGGAACGTAGAACATTCGTTCTATTTTTGTGAGTGGATTACGGATTATTTCCGGATGGTAGGGGAGATTGGCGGAGATAGTTAGCCACCGCCACCAGAGCAGAGATTCCAGCCACTGTGAATACCTTACTCAACCCCTCGTCGATGTTGAACGTTTCGGGAGCCACGATCATGACAACCACGGTATTAGCCGCCGCTGATATCGCCGTCGAGAACAATCCGTAAAACCACTTCTTTAGTAAGATGACATTTTCAGGTTTCATATTTTGTCCCTCACTTTCAATTTATGGTATGCAGAAAATCCTCCGAGGCAAACCCCATAATACATTCCATAGGCGATCCACCACGGCTTCCCTGTGGATTTCATGGCTTCCAGAAAGACGCTGTTAGCCAGCGATTCCGTCACCACGGGGATAGAGTCGATCCGATAGAGATAATCGTGTAGAGTGGCCTCCCTGTGCGCCCTGTCACCCCATGCGTCGTATATCACGGGAACGCGAGGAACTGAGGCAAAGTCCGTTTCAAAAAGATACTTCTCGGTCTCGGTAGGTTCAGTCTCAAACCACGGCGGCACGATGATCAGCGTGTTCAATAGCTCACTGAAATACTTCAGGGGAGAGACAACGACCCATATCTTGTCGCTGCCCTCCCGAAGTTTCACGTCAAGCGGTGTCTGGAATCCTGACTTCATTACGCCACCGGAGCCACCGCGGCTGGTGCTACCACCGGAGGAGCGACCACCACCGGAACTGCCGCCTTCAGCCCCGCAACGAATGTATCCACGAGGTCTATCAGACTCGCATTGCTCAAAATGGGTGGCTTGGCCACGTTGAAATTGAGAAGGCTCAAGGCCAGCGTGATCTCTGCTTTGATTGCCGGATTGTCTGAACTGTGAGTCACAAGATCGGCAATCCCTTGCTGAAGCATCTGGTTCATCGCCACGTTGTCTGTTCCCCCGTCAACGGCCTTCTGGATTGCCTCAGCCGCCGGGATAATAGAGGCCGCCAAGACTGGGTTGTTTGCGAAGATCACGATCCCTGCTCCCTGAATAGCAATCTTTGCCACTGCGCTCAATGTCGAGCCTGCCTTTGCACAAAATACCGATTTCATACTTTCACCTTTCCTTTCTGAGCCGTAGCTCTACCTACCTGATCGGGCCGATCCTCATCGTATTGATGCTCCCCAGACTTCCCCCAAAAACAGCGTAAAGAAGCCAAAGCACCAGAAGGATAATCACCCCAATGTTAAGAAACTTTTTAATATTTGCTTCCATCGGGATATATGTATTGATGAGCCACATAATAACCCCGATAACCACGACAACAACGATGAATGTAAGTATTGGCATAACTTTCTCCTTTCATCTCCCGTACAATTCCGGTCTGCACGCAACCAGCACCAATATCCAGAGTATGCTGATTGCGAGATACTTCATACGTCCTCCTGGAGATGGGCAAATTCCATCACCTTTCCGTTATGGTTGACGACCTGCGACAGGCCTACCGACTTCCCGATTTCGATGGCCTTGTCCCACAAATCTTTATGTGCCATTGCCCAATCTGGCTTTCCATTGACCATGATGCAGAAGTCAAAGGCGTCGCCGGTAAGATGTCGGCTGTTCAGCGTCCACGTCCTAACCGCATGAGGATCGACAATCACCCATTGACCGTTTTCAAATGCCCTTCCTTCTGCCCACAGCGCGTTCTGCTCGGCCTGAGATCGTCGGGTACATGTCAGGATGTGGTCGTCATTTGCTTGCTTCATTCCCTGCTCCCACGCGCTGTATTTGATCTGCATGGGTAGGCTCAAGTCACTCGGATTGCGGTCTGCCATTTCTCAATCACCTTTCCTATTCCGTATCGCTGATACATCGCCTGGAACTGCCAGAACTTTTCGATATAAAGAACCTGCCACTTACCGAGGGATTCGAGGTAGTCATTCATCCCATGAACCTCACCATGAATTTCTGGCCATAAATCATTAAGACGACATACCCGATGGAGATAGCCCCACCAACGAATGCCCATTTCAGAAGATACTTAAAGACGTTGTTCCTCAAGTCAGTAACCCACTCTCTAAACCATCCAAAGTCCTCAAGGACGGTAATCTTGTCATGCAGAGCCTGTACCTGCTCTTTCGTTTCAACGACGGCAGACGTTAGCCCATTATCAACTTTATGCTCTATCCGGTCCACCACTGCGCTGGTATCTGCCTGCCTCTGCATATAGGTGAGTTGATTGGTAAGCACAGTAGTTATTTTCTTATCCATCTCGCCATGTAGAGGGCATACTGTAATGTTCACATCTTCCATTTACTTCTCCTTCAATCGTTTTGAAGTTACCATCTCGCGCCTGCACCTCTGCCGCCGGAGAGGGAGGAACCTGTGGAGCCACCGCCTGCCCCGTATTCGTAAGCACCGATATCCCAAGTGTTTGCTCCTGTTGGTCGCGTAGTACCGAGGAAGTCAGTTGTGAAAGAACCAGATAAATCAAGCCCTACATTGATAGCGGCTGAGTTGGATTGTATATTCCAGTTGCCGTGTCCAAATGTCCCGTTCGGGGCTGTAGTATACTGCGGATTACCAACATGTCCGTGTGCTTCTTGCAACATTGGAGAGGCTTGACACCCCGCAATGGTCGTGCAATCCGTATTTACGGAAGCCCTTCTATCCCATATTAAAGAGCCACTGTTATTGTAATATAGATTATAGTCTATAGCGATACCCGAACCTGCCGAGGGAGATATGGCAACACCATATTGCCCTCCTGTGATGATGTTGTTCTTGATTGTGACGTTGCTTGCAGTGCCTATAATAATATTATTACCTCCTGGATAACCGTCAATAGCGATGGTGTTATTATAAATATTGATATTATTTTGTACCCCTTCATCAGAACCGGCAACATCAATCGCCCCAGGACTCCATACCTGATTTGCCGTAGTATCAAAGGCAATTACATTGTCATAAATCCATGCTCCATTAATATTTTGATACCCGAAATTTCCCGACAGATATATTGCCGCTGTCGCTCCATAAGGCCATAAACCATAAAACTTATTGTGGTGAATTAGGAGATTTGTTATTCCGTAGGTAGATGCATTTGTGCTGTTCAGCATAATGCCGTCGCCATGAAAGCACTCGACACACGCTTGGCCGTTTGACCCAGTCCCGCCAGAAACATTTTGTAACGTTACCCACGCCGAAGGACGCCCCCCATGATGCACCGTCAGCGGTGTAAGGGATACCGATACCAGGGTAGGTCATGGAGCCTGTTCCGGTAGATCCCGGGCCGAAGAAGTAATCCGCCCTCGCCGGGAACGCGGCAATCATCAAAAGGAATATGAAAATAAAGATTCGTCGTTTCATTGAAGCCTCCTTAATAGACTATGGTAAACCCTACAGTTGCAAGGGAACCACTCGTCAGGCAGTACCATCCTTCGTTCCGATCCTCAACGACTATACCACCACCCGGCGCCAAATACAATCCGGCGTTTGCCGTTGTGATTGTGCTGGAAGGCGCGATATAGACGTATATCGATGCAGAGAAGTTCTGGATGAACACGCTCTGCCGCGCCTGAATTGATGTGCTTTGGCCCGCCCAGAGAAGTGCCGCCGTTCCGGAGCAGGTCTGCTGCCCGAAAGTGGGGACCGGGCCTGCCGCCCCTGCCATAGTGGACAAGAGCAGAAAGAAAACCGCTACCAGTAAAACTTGAATCTTTTTCATATTATCCTCCTTTTGTCTTTGCTTAGTATTTAATAATGGGCATTGCATAATAATTGACCGGCCTGGTTTCATCCCCCCCCACAGGCGCATGGGAATGACTTCCGGCCGGACTTGTCGGGGTTGTGCTGATTCCATCCCCATAAGGAGCGAGGTTCCCTATAACTTCCCCCCAACCCCCACAGGGAAGAGTATGTGCGTGGGTTCCAGCGGCTCCATGATCATGAGCAATGACCTGTCCGGCCTGTTCAGTTCCTACATGGTCGCCTGCTGTCATGGTTGATCCTGGGGCTCCGACCTTTGTCCGCGTTGCACTGTCTGGATCAGTTGTTTGTCCATGCGCCCACCCGCGCATAAACTTCCCGCGATGGTCTGGAAGATTAAAATGGGAACCATCGGCGGCTCCGTAAATCGTTCCTATGACAGCGAATAAGGCCGCATACGTTGTCCTGAGAAGAGATGACCCGTCTCGTTCAAGCCAGCCATCGGGGACCGTCTCCGTGGGCCAATCAATCATAGCTCCTGCGGTGATTCCAACCGCGTTGCTTCCATTCGTGCCGTTGGTCCCATTCGTTCCATTCGTGCCTGCGGGTCCCTGCGGCCCTCTGATATTGCCAAGAAGCGTCCATGACCCCGTGACCTTCTTGTAAATATTATAAGAGGTCGTATCCAGGTCATAGTCTCCATTGACGCCGACTGAGACATTCGGCGCTCCGGCCTGATTATACCAAGTTGATCCGGCCAATCCGGGCGTCCCAGGCACTCCGGGTATTCCAGCAAGGATAAGCGTCTGCTGCTGCTGACAGATCATCGTCAGGTAGTCAAAGGCTGTTTCAATCACCTTCGGGAGATAGGCGGGTAAAAGAGATACATCCTGCTCAATAGGGAGCGTCCTCTTGACAGTCAGGGACCAACCGGAGAGAATGGCGACATTGACCTGTAAATGGGTCGTGGGATCGATCCCGATCAGTTGTATGCTGCCCCCCGTGGTCGTTCCTGCCCCTGCGACGGTGTATTCCGTATTCTGGATCAAAGTCCTCTGCGCTCCCGAGGGGTCAGTCGTGATTACGGAGATTTCGGAATCATCGTAAAAATTGAAGAGGAAGAACATCGCTCCCGTCGATCCTGATCCCAAGAATGTTGCTGTGGGCATTATTGCGGCTAATGTCATAATTTCCTCGCTTCAGCTGCTTCGATGATGTTGTCGAATTTATCAAGCTCGTCGCCCTTCAGACTTTCCCTGTGGGCTTCGATGCGCTTCTGGTACATATCATACAGCAAATCCCGGTCTTTGTCATTAGCATCATTCCATATCTTGACGGCCTTTATAGCGGGAAGATGTGAGAACGCCGCTTCCTTCGGTGACAGCGCGGCATCCTTGGCTATGGATTTCTTTTCTGCATCAGGGAGCTTGTCGTAGGATTCCTGCTCGGCGTCGCTGAGGTCCCTACCCATCCTCTTCTTATTTGTGATGCGCCTGTTTATCTTTCGCTGGTCGGCGGTTTCTTTATCCTCTTGCCGCTGCACATCATAAATATTTCTTTCAATGTCCGATAAATGCCTGGGGGGAGTTCCGCCCGCGATTGAAAGATAGTCCCATGCTCCGTATTTCTCGTCCGGGTCCGTTATCATCTTAGCGACGTTACTGACACTGAAAGGAATGGGCGCAAGGTTAGAGGCCACTTCTGCTCCGGCCTTTAATGTCCCCCCTACAAAACCAGTTCCGGGCGGCACAATATCTTTGCCCATCCAGTTTTTATTAGTTCCCAGCTCCATGGCCGTTCTTCCCAATGGCCCCAACTTACTCGCAATAGAATGAGCCAGTCCTTCAATGGCTCCGAATTGCCTGATGTTTTCAAAGAGTGTGGTTGCATCTTTCGGCGCACCGGCAAAGAACATGTTGGAATAGACATCCTCGCCGTTCTTATCTTTCCCTAAGAATACCTCAGTGGCATGATCTGAAAGCTGTCCTGAAACTGCAAGGCTAAGCGCCTGGGTAAGTATACATCCGGTTACTGCCGATTTGACCCAAAACTTTCGAGCCGCCGTTCCCGCCGGTCCACCCTTGAAAGCATATTTAGCGTTCACGACATTGGAGAAGGTCCAGTCCGGGGCCAGCATGAGGGCGCGGCTGATCTCAAGGGTGTTCTTATTGATGCCCATATTTTCCCAATGCAGGCCACCGAATGCTCCATTTACCTCTTTTGCAATGTCTCTCTTTGCCTGTGTCAATTCCACTGGGGTTGCGTTAGGATGTTTGGCTATCCAAGCAGCTTTTTGCGAGGCATACCCCGTTACCTTAAATTTTCTCTGCATTACGTCAAAAGTCTGATGAGTAAGCCATTGTGCGGCTTGATCTGCCTGCTTAATCCCCGGAAGATTTCTTATCATCTCCAGTCTTGTTGGGAAGGTTGAAGCCTGCGCTGCCTTATGTGCTTCAATCGTTCTCCCCAAAATTGAGGTTGTTCCGCCGTGCTTTATCAGGTCCAGCTCTTCTCCCTTAAACTCAGGGGACTCCATGTCCTGTTTATGGCTTTTAATGAGAGCTGACATCTTTTCGTTGTTCATGGCTGTGATGTTCAAAGCCTTTATATGGAATACCGACAGCCCCAGTTCAACGGATTTGATATAAAATTGATACAATCTTCCTGCCCTGAATCCCGGAATGTTGGAGATGCTTGCCGGGTCGATTATCGGAGCCAGGGCATCGGCTACTTTCTGGGGGACATAAAGGTTTTGGGTGGCTATGGCGGGCTTTCCTTCTTCATCCAGATAGGGAATCCGGTTTCTGAATAACTCACGGCCAGGGCTTAACTCAACCCATTCGCGCGGGATCTTATCGGAGTTTCTGAATCCCCACTTGCCCACATCCGTGTTTTTGAGTTCATTCACTAAGAGCCGGGTTGCCACGGCGGTTGCGTGCTTGTCACCATAGATTGTCAGGGCGTCAAGCGAGTTCAGGGTCTTGACTTTTACCCCAGGATTCTCAACAGCATCGAGGATCGTTTCATATTTTCTTTTCTTTGCAAACGAGAGGTTCCGCCCTATCTTTCCGCCGCCCCCTCCTCCCTTCCCCTTGGGCTTGCCGACTGCTTCTTCTGGTTCGAGCAAATGTGTTATGTATTGCTCAGGAGTGATCGAGCTGTCAATGATGCCTAACTTCTTGCCTTCCTCTAAGCGTTCTGTGAAATAGGCGGTCATCTGCTTATCAGCTTCGATCATCTTAGGGGTAGGATTGAGGGCGCGATCTATAAGAGGAATGACCTTTTTAAGATTAGGGTCGTCTGATTTTTCGTATTCGTCGCGTTTTGCCCGTAACTTATCTTCTTTATTCTTGAAGTCCCTCATAAGGCTAAGGGCTTCCTGGTCACGGTAATCAGGGATTAGCTTCCTTAGAGCGTCTCTGAGTTGGTTCGTTCCGGCGATTCGGGAGTCTCTTGCGCCTGTAAAGAAGGCTCTGAGGGCTTCTCCATACTTTGAGGACTTGTTGCCTTCTCTTATTTTGTCAAGGGCTTCTCTGGCCATCTTGACGGCTGGCTCTAAGTCGATGGCTCCCCTCTCGTTTCCAAACAGCCCTTCGCTTGGCGTCATGTCGGCCTTGGGCTTCAGCTTGCCCCATTCAGTTTCGGGGTTCTGAAGGTCAAAGTTCTCTGCTTCGGATGTACCGGGGATTTCGGTCTGGATGTCGCCTTTGGGTTTTTCTTTGAGGTTGGAGAAGAAGTCCTCTGCTTCTTTTAAGGCTGCTTCTTCGTTTTCTGTTTCAATAAGCCCTTCCGCTCTAATCTCTTCAGCAAAACGGTCTTGGCTATTTGATACGCTTTCTCTTGCTGCTCCGGTGTCAATTCCTTCTTCTTCTGCGAGTTGGTCGTAGTATTCATTTTCCATTCCTTTTATTTGACGGTCGATCATAACATCGGCGTTTTCAGGAGTAAAGATATTTCTTGCCCTTCCATCGGCGACCATGTTGTAAACTTCTTTTCCATCCCACTCTTTGCCGTCCGGATGCGTCCAGCCTCCATCATTCATCTGCTGGGCGACTTCATCCCATGTCGTTTTAGCGCCTTTCAGTCGGGCGACGGCCTTGACGTCTCCTTCTTCAAACGACTTATTCTTGGCCTTGCCTTTCCCGTGTTCTGCTTCCCAGGCGGTCTTTCCTTTATCTCCAAATTCTCCCAGGTCGACAAAGCCGAGATTCTTGATGAAGGAAATAAGGTTTTGCGGACCGGTTGCTTTACCCTTGGACTTGCTCCGCTTTTTCTCAAGGGCTTCCATCTTGGCAGGGATGTCGGCTGCTTTGGCCCCTCCGGCTTCACCAGAAGGCTCAGGCTGGGCTTTCTTCTCTTCCCCCTCCCCTTGTGCCTCCTCCTTCGGTTTGAGAGCCTCAGCCTCATTTACGGAAGGCACACCCTCAACGCTCATGTCGTCTATATGTTCTGGGGTGATATGGTCTGCATTCATCACAATATCGGATACGGGAAGGTCAACCTTGTCATCTCCCTCGAACTTGGTCTCCCAGTAGGCGGTTTCGTCACTAAGGTCAGCCGGGGTTTTCCCTGACGTTTCAAGTATTTCGTCAACCGTGGAAAGAGGGGTCTTGATGGGCGGATGCTCCTCGGTCACATCGTCAACAAAGGCTTTGGCTGTTTCAGGGGCGCGGTCTTTCAACGGCCCCATCTTCTTGCCGCCGTCCACTATCTTGTTAAGGTGTTCTTTTAATAATGGAATCAGGAAGGGTAAGGCTTCTCCGCCTATTCCTGCGGTCAGGCCCAGCCCCCGGTAGATTTCGGCGGTCTTCTTGTCGCCTCGCATCTGGGCTTCATCGGCTAACCGATACCATTCATCACGGGATTGATTGCCTTTTTCAGTAAGGTATGTGAAGGGTTGCGCGAATTCCCCGGCGACTTCCTCCCCTTTTTTGGTCGAGGGCTTGTAAGTCAGCTTTTCCTGTATCTGTTTCGCAAGGTTAGCCCTGTCTGAAAGGGACATATTCGCGTCAGGATCAAAGAAAGACAGCCCGCCGGGTATCCATGAAAGGAATCCCGTTGCCGCCGATAGTGCGCCCTCTGCGCGGCCCTTTACCGTTTCCGGAGATTCCGTGGGTTTGTCAAAGCTCCATGGTTCGGCGTCTTTCTGATTATGCTTCATGGGAGCCGGATGGAAGATATTCTCAATCATCTGCAAAAGGGGTATCTTGTCATGCGCCACTTTCGCGTTGTCGGGATCGGAGAGGAACTCCCCGGTTTTCGTTCCGGCGGTCTTATGAAATTCATCCATCTTTTTGTGTAGAGCATCCGCGTCAGTAGGGATTGTGGCTTGCTTGGCAAGGGCAGGATGCAGGTTCATATCCTTGGCATCCTTGTTATACTTGCCTTGCTTTTCAGGATCATAACCGGATGCTACTATGGCAGATCGACCGAGCTTCGCGTCCTGCTCTGCTTTCCACATATCGCTGTATTGATTATGAGGATCAGGCATATCGGGCTTCGCTGTCTTCGGCTCATCGTCAAAGACATATTTCCCGGTCTGCGGTGTCGGCTGATCTTCAAATACGAATGCCATTAATTAAATCTCCACCCAACTTTTCCCATCGCTCTTGTAGCGTTTCTTAGTGTCGGTGTCCGTGATCGTCCGCCCCTTGTGTTGTGCAGCAGGAGGCATTGAGGTCATAGGTGCAGACTTGGTCTGTTCTCCTGCTTTCACTTCGACCCGCCGCTTCTCAACTTTCCTTGTTTTGCCGGGAACATACCATGGCGTAGGTTCTTCAACGGCTACGGTCTGCATGGCCTTAACCGTGGCCTCCTCGGTTTCCTGTGGCGACAAGGCACGTTTCAATCTATCTGACTCTGCATTTATAGAATTTTGGACTGCCCGGTGATATTTGAGCTGCTGTTCTGTGGTCAGGCCGGGGATCTTATCAATGGTTCGATTTACGATCCCTGACGCAGCGGATGCCGAGTGTAGGTTCTCTGGCTTGGTCAGTTTTTGTTTTAGCGCACTCAGCTGCTTAAAGTCAGAGTGAGTAACGTTTAGTGCGTTAAATTGCTCCTTTGTCATAGATGCTAATAAGTCCTGATTACCATAATAAAAATTAGCAGTCTTTTCTTGGGCGGCCTTCACATCCCGGTTGGCTTCGTGAGCCAGTTTCCTTCGCTCCCCGGTCATCGTTTCATTATGGGAGTGAATCTTCCAGTTTTCAGCCTCGAGGATGCCCAGAAGTTTTGACTGCTGCATCTCGGTCAGCTTGCCAAATGGCTCTGATTTCTTTATATTATTAATATTGGCTTCCTGAAATTTATCCCATGATTCATGGGCTTGCTTTAGGATGTGTCCGGCGGCTGCATCGTAACGCTCCGCCGTTCCCTGATCGTGCATGTGTTTGTTATGCTCAAGTTCAGCATAAGCCAGCTTGCGCATGTGAGGGTCTTTCGTCTCGGCTTTTACGGCTTCATAGACTTTTTCAATATCGTAAGGGTCTTCTGGATTCTGCTTGGCCTTGCCCTCCGCCGTGGTGATAAGTCCCTCTACCGCGTAGGCCTCTATCTTTGGCTGTAATTCGCCCTGCAACCGCATGACCTGACCGGGTTCCATCTCCCCAGCGTATCGGTTCAAGAGCTGCTGTGCCATCATCGGATTGCCTGTCTTGGCAATCTGCTCAAAGGCCGTGGTGTAGACATCTGACTTGAATTTCATCACGCCGTTATAGACAGGGCTTCCAGGCGCGCTATTATGGTATCCCTGAATTGCAAAGGCATCAATGACAGCCGCCTGACCTTTCTTCAAGTGGCTGTCAAACTGAGGCCCCATCATAGGCACGCCTTTTTCGTCGTTGACAATATCAGTATAATACGTTCCGAGCAGTTGCTTCTCGGAGTCCACAAGGGACTCAGCGTTTTTAGCCTTGACGGCCTGACCCTCTCTTGCCTCATGACGCATCAGACTTAGGCTTGTTTCTTTTTCCAACTGTGTAAGGTAAGGACGGAGAAGTTTTTGTTGAGCAGGCGTAAGGCCCTCCATGGCCGATTCTGATATTCCCTTGAATCTGTCAGCCCCTTCGGAGACAACGTCACTGACCTCGCCCTCTTTTAATACCAGTCCGGCGGTCATGCCGAGGGCATCTTCGCCTTTTTTATTCAGAAGGCCGGTTTGGGGATCACTGAGCATCCCGAATACCGCTTTGTTTGTCAGGGCCAACCTCCCCTGAACCATTGCGGCATCGGCCTCAACTCTGTGCTTGTAGGCCAGCTCCTGCATCATGCCGCCGGTGTTCTCTATCGTCTGACCCAAGCGTTCTCCGGCCTGAGCGACAGGATCATTCCCCGGCATCTGAGGTGTGGGGAGGGTGTTGGGGCTTACTTGGTTAGGCGTATAAGTTTCAAGTTTCATATTTATCCTTACTGGTAATTGGTTCCAGTATTTATGGGCGTCGGCGTTGGCGTGCCGCCCGTTGTCTGACTCAGCCCGTAATATGCCTTTGACGCGCCACCGAGCAACGTTGAGCCAGCCGTCGCGTAGGCTGCTGTCTGCTGCTGACCGCCCTGATAAGAAGTGATCCCCGCTTGAGTGGTGTAACCCCAAGCATCATCGGAGGCTTTCTTCAAGATCCTCAAGGCGTCAAGCTCGCCCCATTCCTTCGTCTGGGATTCGACCTCAAGCGGTGATCCGGTGTTCGGGTCAATCCCCCCAGCTCCGGCGTTGGCAATCTGAGTGCCGACCATGCGCTGAGTTTTTAGCCTCTGGTCAGCGGCGTCCTGAGTGGCCTTGTCCTGGATACTCTTCGCCGTGGCGTTCTGAGCCGCTGCATTATAATCAGCCGTGTCCTTTGCCGTCTTGCCCTGCTGAACTGAAGCTACGGTGGATACTGCCGATCCTGCCACCGCTACCCCTGCCGCAATATACGCACCGTATGCTGTGAGAAACTCGCCTACTCCCATATCGCCCATATTACAACTCCATCCCGGCTGCTCTGAGCCGGACACCATTGTATTCAAACTCTGTAAAGATATCCATGCCCATCATGCGCCAGTATTTCTCCTTCTTAGGGAGATCGTCTTTGAATACATTCGCCGTAATGATGAACTTAATTCCTGTCGCCTTTGCGCCTTCTTTTATCCACTTCAAGACCTCTCTGTAAATCCTGACCGTTCTTGGCGTCCACAGATTGATGGTGTTATGCAGCATCAGGTAGATTCCCACCTTCTGCAGCGTGAGCGTCGCGGCAACATTCCCGTTCTCGGTCCCCGTCACAACCCAGCCGTCATCGGTTCGCTTACAGGTGATGGTCATAGCTTTTCGATTCCTAGTTTCGCGCACTTCTCACTGATTTCATTCAGCTCATTGAATGTGTCTTTATTGAAGGTCTTTCCTTTACACTTGAAGTTCTCGGCGGCTTCCATGCACCGGCCCTGAGCCTCTTCCAGCGTGTCA